ACTACTTCATCGAAGGTGTCTTCATGCAAGCCAACAAGCCTAATCGAAACAACCGCATCTACGAAAGAAACATTCTTTTCGGAGAAGCAAAGCGTTATATCAAAACTTATGTTGACGAGAACAGAGCGTTCGGTGAACTCAACCACCCACAGGGTCCAACCGTGAACCTAGATCGTGTATCACACATCATCAAGGAACTCAGAGAAGACAGCGATAACCTTGTAGGTAAAGCAAAGATTATGGATACTCCTATGGGTAAGATCGTAAAGAACCTCATGGACGAGGGTGCCAAACTTGGCGTATCCTCAAGAGGTATGGGATCACTCAAAGAGAGAAACGGAATCAATGAAGTTCAGAAGGACTTCATGCTTTCGGCAGTAGATATTGTCGCAGATCCATCTGCTCCTGATGCCTTTGTCAATGGTATCATGGAAGGTAAGGAATGGATCTGGGATAACGGTCTTCTCAAGGAGAGAGATATTCAATCTTTCCAAGAGGAGATAGAAGATGCGTACACCACAAAACGCAATAGAGAAAACAAACTGATGGAAGTATACGCTTCCTTCATGTCAAAACTTAGAAAAGTATAAATAATGGCGCTAGCAAAGAATAAAAGGAGTCCCTTCACATGAGCCAGAATCCCGTAGACACAGCAAGAACCATTCTTGAGAAGATCGACCAGATCGACGAACAGAAGCCCGTTCTTGACTCAGAAACTTACAATAAGGACGCCACCGGAAAAGGTGATGAGGTTCACACCGATGAGGGTCCAAACAACGCAAAGAAGAACAAGAAAACTATCGACGCCAAGCCCTCTGCGGCTAAGCCCGAGAAGAAGATCCCTGAAGTCGTTCCTCCTGGCGGAAGCCAAGCAGGTGGTGGCACTAACGAGGATCTAAGCGTTCTCTTTGATGGTGAAGATCTTACCGAAGATTTCAAGGTAAAGGCAATCACCATCTTCGAGGCTGCTATCAACGAGAAGGTTGCCGCTCAGGTTACTGAACTCGAAGAGGCATATAACGTTGCTCTCGCCGAAGAGGTCGCTGAGGTTACTGAGGAACTCACCAACAAGATTGATGAGTACCTTGATTACGCAGTCCAGACTTGGCTTCAGGAGAACGAACTCTCTGTTGAGCAGGGTATTCGTACCGAAGTCAGTGAGTCCTTTATGAACGGACTCCATCAGTTATTCCACGATCACTATATTGCAGTTCCTGAAAGCAAGGTTGACCTTGTTGATGAACTCGCAGAAGAGAACGAGGAACTCGTCACTAGACTCAACGACGAAATCCAGACAACTATGGATCTCGCCGAAGAACTACTCGGGTTCCAACGTGCGATCGTGTTCAACGATATGTGCGAGGGACTTGTTGACACTGAAGTCGAGAAGTTTAAGACCCTCTCTGAAGGTATCGAACATGCTGACATTGATGAGTATGCAGAAAAACTCGCCATTGTCAAGGAGTCTTATTTTACCTCTGAGAGTATTTCTGAGGATGTCGCAGATGACACCGTAGAAGGAACTCCAGTTGTAACAGAAACCAATTCCATCATGGAAGGTTATGCAAACGCAATCGCTAGAACCCGCTGAATCAAATTAACCAAAGGAGAAGTCAAAAATGGATTTCGATAACGTAACATCAATGGACCACTTAGAAGAAAAGTGGACTCCAATTCTAGACCATAGCGATCTTGAGCCAATTCAAGATTCTTATAAGAGAAAGGTCACCGCTGTCCTTCTCGAAAACGAAGAGAAGGCTCTTCGTGAGGGTGCCATCAACGAAGCCGGTCTGAACGCACTCGGTGGCAATCTCGGTGGCGGTGCAGTCGCAGGTAACTCCAGCAACTATGCTGGTTTCGATCCTGTTCTCATCAGCCTCGTTCGTCGTTCTATGCCCAACCTCATCGCTTACGATGTCTGTGGTGTGCAGCCCATGTCTGCTCCCACTGGCTTGATCTTTGCGATGCGTAGTAAGTACGCTGATCTCGACGCTGGTGTTGCCACCTTCGGTAACGAAGCACTCTACAACGAAGCCGATACCCGTGCAGGTCACACTGGCGGTAACTTCACTTCTGTTGATAACAACAGTACAGATCCCTTCTCTGTTAGTGCAGCCTTTGCTGGTGTAAACACTGCGAAGCAGAAGCCTGGTATGCAGGTTGGTCAGGCCGAAGAACTCGGACAGAGCAACGCTCACGCATTCCGCGAAATGGGATTCACCATTGAAAGAGTTGCTGTTGAAGCAAGAACTCGCGCCCTCAAGGCTCAGTACACCACTGAACTTGCTCAGGATCTCAAGGCCGTTCACGGACTTGACGCTGAGAGCGAACTCGCTAACATCCTCTCCACCGAAATCCTTGCTGAGATCAACCGCGAAGTAATTCGTAAGATCTACAACAATGCTAAACTCGGCGCTCTACAGACTGACCTTTCGTTCTCAAGCACCGGTTCTAAGGTCGGACTTACTGCTGATGGTATCTTTACTCAGTCACACGTTCGTAACGGTGTAACTGGTGGTATCTACGACATCAACAGAGATGCTGATGGTCGTTGGTCTGCTGAACGCTTCCGTGGACTCATGTTCCAGTTAGAGCGTGAAGCCAACGTAATCGCTAAGGAAACTCGACGCGGTAAGGGTAACTTCTGCATCGTCTCTTCCGACGTTGCTTCAGCCCTTGCAATGGGTGGATTCCTCAATATCTCACCAGCCCTTAACGTCAGCCTCAACGTTGACGATACTGGCAACACCTTCGCTGGTGTTCTCAATGGTAAGATGAAGGTTTACATCGACCCCTACGCTGGTACTCGTAACTTCGTATGTGTTGGTTACAGAGGTTCTTCTCCTTACGACGCAGGTATGTTCTACTGCCCCTACGTTCCACTACAGATGGTCCGTGCGGTCGGTGAGGATACCTTCCAGCCTCGTATCGGGTTCAAGACCCGCTACGGAATGGTCACCAACCCCTTCGTTGGAACTGCAAGTACCAACAACATTGAGTCCACTGGTGTCAACCAATACTACCGTATCTTCGAGATTCTTAATCTCCACGGTCAGAACGTCGCACTCTGAGTGTAGTTCAAAGGTAGCATAAAGCACAGCCTCCCTCACGGGGGGGCTGTGTTTTTTTGTATACATACTTTATTGGAGATTGTTATGTCTGATAGAACTGCACCTGAATCTAAAAACTATTTAAGAAATAATAGTTTCAAATTCTCAATCAACAAAATACCAAATGTAAACTTCTATGTTCAAGAGGCGAACATTCCAAATGTTAGTGTAGATTTTACAGAAACAAAAACACTGTTCGCACAGCCTGATTATGATACAGGTGGTAGATATACATATGGTGATCTTAATATTAGATTCATCGTCGATGAAAATATGAACAACTACCTAGAATTATACAATTGGATCAGAAGTGAAATGCCTGTAGAATCATACGCAGGCATAGACAAAGATCCTCTAGAAGATGCCACACTTATTGTGTTGAACAACTCATATCGAGCCAATATTGTAGTTCGATTTAAAGAACTATATCCAATATCTCTAGATGAAATCACTTTTGATTTGACAACTACCGATCCAGACCCTATAATTATAGGTGCATCTTTTAAACATAATGGTATGGAAATTTCTGCTGTATGAACCTGAATGATATTCGTGAGATGGTCAGTAAAGACCTAGAGATGGATCGAACCGAACTGGACATCGAGTCTATCAAAACACCCCAACTTCATAATAAGTATCTTATCCTATTCACGGATGAGACGTTATTGTTTAAGAAGATGCAGGCAGAGTATAAGACACTCCGCAAAGATAAGTGGCTATACTACACTGGTAAGATGGGCGATGAAGAACTAAAGCAAAGAAACTGGGAGCCGTTTCCCCTCAATGTTCTTCGTGCTGATACTGATCAGTTCATTGAATCTGATCGTGAACTGATCATTCAGTCCCATCGTCTTGCCCTACAAGAAGAAAAGGTCAAGTACCTCGAAGGGGTAGTAAAGATCATCAACAACCGACAGTGGTATATTCGATCCGCAATCGATTGGGCTAAGTTTTCTAACGGCGGATAACTCATACATATAGTGTATGAGTGATATTTCTGTTCTACATTTAGATTCCGTATATGTAAAATTGGATTGTGAGAGGTGGATAGCAAAAGAGTTATCCGACTTCTTCACGTTCAGGGTGCCAAATCACGAGTTCAGTCCCGCTTATAAAAAGAAGCAGTGGGACGGCACTATCAAATTATTCAACCTATACAAGCAGACTATCTATCGAGGCTTACTGGATTACGTCATTCAGTTCGCTAAGGATAGAAAATATAGTATCCAGTTAGAGGAAACGCTGAAGGACTCTCTACCGTCCTCAGAGTTCTCTCAGAGCGACGTTACGGAGTTTATTGACTCCCTGTCCATCGTAGCAAATAATAAAGCAATTAAACCACACTTACATCAAGTGAATGCTATCCAACACGCACTAAACACCAAGAGATGTCTCCTGCTGTCTCCTACTGCGTCTGGGAAGTCGCTGATCATCTATACTCTGATGCGGTACTACATGCAAGTGCTGCCCCCAGATAAGAAGTTGCTGATCATTGTTCCAACCACAGGTCTTGTATCACAGATGCTCGAAGACTTCAAAGACTACTCATCGAACGATGACTGGGATTGTATGTCGAACTGTCATCAAGTGTTCAGTGGACAATCAAAAGAAACCGACAAGCGAATTGTCATATCAACTTGGCAAAGTTTGTATCAAATGCCGAAAGAATATTTTTCAAAATTCGGTTGTGTGTTTGGAGACGAATGCCATTTATTTAAAGCCAAATCGCTCTCGACTCTAATGTCGAATCTAGATGACTGCTACTATCGAATAGGAACTACAGGCACACTCGACGGAACACAGACACACAAACTCGTAATCGAAGGACTCTTTGGTAGAGTGTTTCAGGTTACTACAACCAAGACGTTAATGGATAAGAATCTTCTCTCGACTTTGAATATCAACTGCCTTACATTGCAGTATACCAAAGACGAGAAGGAGTTCATGAAGAGAAAAAAATATCAGGATGAAATAGAATGGATCGTTACTCATGAGAAGAGAAACCAGTTTATTGCCGAACTAACCAACAGGTTAAAGGGTAATACTCTAGTCCTCTTCAACTATGTGGAGAAGCACGGGAAACCGTTGTATGAATTGATTAGTCAGGGAGATAAAGAGACTTTCCTCATACACGGAGCAACAGATGTCATACAACGGGAAGAGATTCGCAAGATCGTTGATAGGAAAACTAACTCAGTTTTGGTTGCGTCTTACGGAACCTGCTCTACTGGCATTAATATTAGGAATATTGATAACATTGTTTTCGCTAGCCCTTCTAAATCTGTTGTAAGAGTTCTTCAAAGTATCGGTAGAGGACTACGCAAATCCGATAGGAAACAGAAAGTAAAGTTGTTTGATCTTTCAGATGATCTCTCTATAGGAAAATATGAAAACCATACTTTCCGACATCTTGGAGAAAGAATCAAAATATATACTAATGAGAAGTTTGATTATGAGATATCGAAAATTCATATAAGGAGATGATTATGACTGATGAGATTACGAGCAGAATCATCCGATTGAAAAATGGAGATGATGTGATAGCAAAGATTGTAAAGTCA